GGAGATGTGGCGACGGCGCCGGCTGCCCCGGTGACGCTCCAAACCCCGCCGGTCATGCTGGTGGGACTGAAGCAGATTTTCACGTCCGCGGACATGAACCCGTCCCTGGCCGCTTCGGTGTCCAGGGACCGTTCCAGGGACGAGGCCAACTCCTTCCGCATGATGGGGTCGGGCTTGAACTTGGAGAGTTCCTGCAGCTTGGCGGAGAACTGCAAGCCTTCGCCATGCTCGGTCAGGGTCAGCGAACGCTTCCCGAAGGAGAGCATGCGCATGGGGATTTGCCCTTCTTCCTGAAGTGTCGCGTTCAGGGCATCGGGTAGACGGTTGACATGAAAGAGGTTGACGGTTTCCCCGGCGTTCTTCTTGAAGCCGAAGCCGTGGTCGTGGGTGAATTGGATAATCTTACATTCCCCCAGAGCCACTTCCAGTATTTGGTCGGAAATCTGGTGGTTAGCCAGGATTCCGGCTCCGATGTCGGTCCAAAGGTGTGCATCAGCCATGATATGTTTCTCCCTTATTTATTCTGCGCCGCCAGAATCTCCTGCATTGAACGCTGTTTTGGAGTTTCGACCGGCACAACGCGGGTTATCCCGCGTTCCAGGATTGCGTGTTTGTCTTGAGCGCGACGTGCGGCCGACCTCTCCGCATCGGTGAGTTCGATTTTCTTGCCAAGGACCGACCGGACCCCCTGTGTTGCCCATTCAACCTGTTCCGCAAAGGGCTTATCCGCAAATTCATGTTCAGGATTTCCGGCTAACTCATCCACATAGGAATAAAAGAGACGATAGTCCGCCGACCCGGGCGTCATATCCAACCCTTGCCCGACAGCCATCTTCTCGGCATCAGCGATAGTCGATTGCCTGATCGCCTCCGCCTTTTCTGCCGCGGTCCTTGTGTCCTCAACCACCCGTTCCCGTTTGAGTTCTTCCCGGGCCAGCTTTGCAGCTTCCTTGGCGACCTCATGCGGGTCAACTGAGGTTCCGGCCCAGGCTTCGGCCACCTGGTCATCGTAGTCCGACGGATAAACAACCTCACCGTCCTCACCACGAGTCAAGGGGATAGCCTGGATTTTCTTCAGGGCCTCAGCAAAGGCGGCTTTACGTTCCGTCTTGGGTACCAATTTGGCAGCTTCGGCTGCCGCAGCTTCCTGAGCGGCCTTAACCTCTGCCATTTCGGTTTCTACGGCTTCCCTGGCCTTCCGTTCCGTGGCAGCTTCCTCGGTGGCGGCGTGCATCCTGGCCGCGGCCTCGTTAGCAGCCCTTTCAGCTTCCTCAATGGAAGCGTATTTCGGTTTCGGCGGCTCCAGTTCAGCCTTTTCTTGGACTTGGGCTTCGGCGGCGGCCTGAACTTCGGCCGCGGCCTGAGCTTCGACAGCTTCGGCTTGCCGGGCTGCCTCAAGTTCGTCTTCGGACTTGCCTTGAGGTGCTTCAGCGGCACGGGCCAACTTAAAAGCCATCGAACCTGGATCGTCCATGCCCAATGTTTCTTCGTGTTCAAGCCCTTCATTCATGGGAGACTCCTGCCGCGGGTATCCTTGCGGGCCACGGTTTTTTTATTCCTCAGCCGGTATCCCTTCCGGGGCGACTTTGGTTTCATCGGTCATGCTGGTTAAAACTATTCCCATGGCCTGCCGCCTTATTTTGGCAGCCATGTGGGGGGCTAAGTCAATCTTGACCCGAAGGGCCCCGATGATCTGTAAGATGCTCTGGCAATGGGAATCGGCCCTCATAAGTTCAAGAAGCCGGTTTTCAAGTTGCCTGGCCACTATGGGGAGGACCGCGGGCAACTCCTGGGAAATCTGGGCGGCCTCCTGCAAGGCTCGGCTTTCTTTCAACTCCTCCTGGGTCTTAGCTTCTTCCAGGGTCTTGACCTTGCGGGGTTGGCCGGTGATAATATCCAGGTCGATCCCGCTTATACCCATCGGCTGGCTCATTTCTTCACCTTCATAGCCACCTTCTTGACCTTGGCCGTCGGCTTCGGTGGGTTCGCCGCCGTCTTGGCTCTGGCGAGATTAAGTTTGGTCAAAGCCTTCTCTGTTTCCACCTTCTGTTTGGCAAGGTCGATTTCTTCCTGGGTCGGGGGCGGAATCGGCGGAGGATTCGCCGCCGCGTCAGCCCGAGCCCGATTCGCTTCCGTTATGGCCCTCTCGGATTCAACCTTTTGCCGGGCCAAGTCAGTTTCGTGTGGAAGTAGGGCTTGCACCCTCTCGGCCTGGGCAATCTCAATCGGCGACGGTCCTGCGGCCTCTTCTTCCAATGCTCCTTCCCGATTCGCCTTCGCCGCCTGAGCCAAAGCCAGTTCTGCTTTGGCTGTGTGGAGTTCTGCTTGAGCCATGAGGGTTTGGGCTTTAGCGATCATGGCCTCGGCCTCCGCCCGTAACTTCTCGGCTTCGGCAGCTTTACGGTCAGCATCAGCCTGAATCTGGGCCGCTTGGGACTGTTCCTGAGCCTTCTGCGCCCCGATCTGGGCATCCTGCTGGTCTTGCTGGCTCTGGTCGATGGCGGTGGCCTTTGCCTCGTCCACACAGAATTTGGAATCTACCATCCTGGTCAACTTGGTTATCTCAGTGAGGTATGCTCCGGGTTTAAGGTATGGTAGGAATATTTTGCCCAAACCACTCGGGTCAAAAAGCGGACTTATCAAAGTGGTCATATACCGCAACTTCTCTTGTTCCCTCATCAGAGCGGAAATGCCGGCAACATTGAATCTGCCGGTGGTAAGTTGCGGCAGTTCCAGGCCGGTTGGAAACTCGTCTGAAACAGGACGCCGGTATAGCTCGGCCACATCCGGCCCCATGAGAAACTTCAGTTCGTCGTAGGTAATATTAATGGCCACGGTTTCGGCGCCGGCCAGAATGGCGTTTAAGGCGCCGTCCTCCAGGTTCTTCCCCATGGAACCCACCACGGTCATGCTTTGGTCCAGGTTCTGGGCCGCCTCCCGGGCAGTCACTTCGGCTCGATACCCCGGAGCCCCCATAGCCGAGTAGTCCAAGAGGCCGCCGTCCTGGTGGCGCTGGTCGTAAAAGTTCAACATGGCGATAAGGTCGCTGGCCTGGGATTTGATGTCCACTGCCCGGACAACCTGTTGGCCCTGTTGCGAACCATAGGTTTGGTAAACCTTTCCTGGATACGCGTCGGTGTCCGACTGGTCCACCAGAGAAGAAATATCCACCTCCAACATGGGATTGACGGTCCAGTTCAAATGGTCGGCGTGGAGGCTCATCATGTTGCACATCAGATACCAGAGGGACCTGATGCCATGAATAAGCCCCCTGCCGTCAAAGCGGAGCAAGTGCGGAAGGGCACTGAAACCAATCCCGGGCCACCTGAGTGTCGGATAAGGACTTGCTTTGGGGTACCCGATAACCTTCCCGCCGGCGGCGGTGAAGGTGGCGTTGGGTAACAAAGTCTCGCCCCGGGGGCTCAGGATGGTTCCCCAATATTCCAGCACCAGAAGCGACCTCTGAAAAGCTGATTTGCTGTAAACCATGCCCTTGCGACGGGCAAGTTCTTCTTCGGTAAGTTGCGGGGTCCGACTGTACCAGGATGACCCAGGGCCGATATCAACAATGTTCTTGAACCGGCCGCCCTTTTCCCAATCCTTCAGGGTATGGTAGGGCATGAACTCCTGGTGGATCCAATACATCCCCGACTGAGGTTGCCGACTCACGGCATCCGGATCCCGGTGAATCTTCCAGGGCTCCAGGAGTATGTAGCGCAGTCCTTTCCCGGGATGATAAACGGGGAGCATTTCCATGGATTGGCCAACGGCCAAGCTCATTCCCACAGCATCCACGAATTGAATCGGGAAGTTGGCATAATTCCTGGAAAGCTGAATCGTCATCAATTCTTTCCAGAAGCTGGCCGCTTCCTGGTCGGCCTCGTTTTCAATGGAGAGGAACTCGACATCGAAGGCTTTGCGGACAATGGACATCCCGAACTGGACCAGCTTGTAGGGCTTCGGGTAGGTGATCCGGCTCTGCCAAAGTTCCTTGAAATTGAAATTTCTGGGCTCTTCTTCGTTATAAACCCGCCAGCACTCATCTTGCTGGAGGCGAATTTCCCTCATGGTGTCCACAGAGACCTTGACGCAATCATCCAGGAACCTGACATAGTGAGTTTCGTCTTCTCCGGCATAGGCTTTGGCAGCTTCTTCGCGTTCTGCCTGTTCCTTGGGGTCCATCTTCTCTGCCGTTTGGGTGGCCATTAGGGTAACGGCTCCTTCGTGAGGCCCGAATTATCGACGTTGTAATGCGGGTTATTGCGGTTCGCGTATTTCTCTTTGGCCTCATACAACTGCTGTGGGGTCTTGGTAACGATGCCCACCGCCGGTGGGGCGGCGGTCACGGGCGCGGCCGAGGGCGGGGTGAGGGCCGGGGCTGTGGCGGCGGCCGGCTTTCCAGCAATGGCCTTAGTAACATCCGTTAGGGGCTTGGTATAGCCAGGGATATTGCTTAATTTTTCTTTTGCCCAATCACCTGCTTTTTCAAGAACCCCTTTGTTTTCTTCTTCGGCCATGGCATCCTCCTAAAACTTGAATTTCTTGACAGGCTTGCCGACGTTCTTCATCTTCATTTTGCCGCCGGTCATGGGCGACTTGGCCGGCGGCTTAACGCGTTTCGGAAGACCCGCCTGGGGAGTTGTTGCAAAATCTACGACATCTGAAGGTTTCATGGACCTGGCGATCTCCGCCGACGGACTTCCGGGCGTGGCGGTGGCCTGACCTTTCTGGACGGCCTGGGCCAGGTTCATTGCGATCGCCTGATTACGTGAGACGGCAGGACTCATAATCGCCTCCATAAATAACTTGTTTTTTGCTCATTTCTTCCCCCAGATACGGTCATAGCCGGCCCGGTAGGCGTCGGTCGAGTGCAGAGGGATGGTTTCCCCCGTGGGGCTTGGGGGAGCGTCATTATGTCCCCCGGGGGGCATATACTCTTGGTTCGTGAGAACGTTCTTATACCCTTCTTTGGCGGGCCGGCCCTTGCCCTCGCTGAAATAAACCGGCATCCAACCTTTGAACCCCGAGATATCCCGTCCGAAGCTGGTTTCCCGGCCCGATGAACTCTTGGCCCTGGAGGTGGGGCGGTCGCTCATGGAAGTTTCTCCGTCTTGACCGGCTCCCCGACATAATGCAACTCTCGATACCCGTCCGGAACCGCCTTCTCCGGCGGGTGTGAGTAGATTCTGCCATTCGGAGCATGATACATTTTATAGCCCATTTCCCGTTCACCCTTCACAGCAAGGTCAAAGGTGGGGTGGTTAGTGCTTTTAAGAATCAATCCTTCCTTCGGTCCAGAGGGGACCCGGCTGGCCATGTGGCCAAAATTAGGTCCAGGAACGGTGGATGGTTTCATCCCCGCTTCGAGGGCCGACTTCACATCATAGTCAGCAGCCAAATTAATTTCCTCCTGCGACTGCGTATGACTGCGCCCGCTTTTTTTGTTTTAAGGCTGCAGCTTGGTAGGCCCTAATGTCCGCTTTCCTGGAAGATGGCCTTAGAACCGCACAGCCATTGGCGAAGGCGTCGCCGGGGTGACTGGCGCCGTCTTTGACCGGTTTTTCCCGGGTCCGATTCCCCTGGTTATCAACCGGGTAATGCCAGGCTCCATTTAGGGCCCGGTCCAGGAGTCGGGCTCCCACCGGGTCAAGTTGGACCGACGGCATCCCCTGGATCAGGCCGTTGCGCTCGAACATATCATCCAGCCCCTGTTTAACCATCTTCCAGGTGGAGGGACCGGGCTCAAACCGTCCCCTAAAAGCTCTCTGAATAACCAATTTAGAGCTTTCTTCCACATTGCTCTGGTCTCGCATGGCCATGGTAAAATCGCCGATGTCCCGCCAAGACCTGGCTTTGCCTTTCCATCGGGGAGAGTTAAGGAGGGGTTCGACTTGGGTGCTGATGAGGGTTCGGAGATCAGAATTGCCGTCAATGAGGCGGACATCATAAATTATTAACCGGCCAATGGTGGTCACTTGGCCCAAGATGCAACAGGGTGAACCCCAACTATCCCACAACCGGAATGACTCAAGCCCCTGGACCGGCTCTGCCGGGTAGGGTAACAGGTGGAGGTCCCGCTTGTAATAGGGCGTAACCTTCTCCCCTCGGTAAATTACTGCGAACTGGCCCTCAACATACCGGGCATACTCGGCCGGAGAGTTGGCATACATCTTCATGGCCGCCTGGCGGGCATCATCCCCCAGGTTCCTGTTCTCTC